AATTTGAATTAATTAGAAGAAGTTTTTTAATTAAAGGTATTGATGAAAAGACAGCAAGTAAACTAGCAACTAAGTCTGTAGAAGATGAAGATGGTTTAGATGAAGCTTTAGAAGCAAGACAAGCTTTAATTGATTATGAGAATAACACTTTACAAGATAAAATTACTAAAGCAAAAGAAAAAGCAGACGCTAATTTAAACGCTGAGAAAGTTAAACTTGAAAGTTTAAAATCTAAGATTAATGAAAACTCTGAAATTTTACCTGGTGTAAAAGTTAATAGTCAAACAAAAGATAAGATCTTTAATTCTATGACTACTCCAGTTAAAAGTAAAGATAATAAATTACAGAATGAAGTAATGGATCTTTATTCTAGTGATGCAGAATACAAAATGAAAATCCATGCTCTTCACATCTTAACAAAAGGTTTTACAGATTTTAGCAAATTTAAAAATGATGCAAAATCTACAGCAGTTAAAGATTTAGAAGAGAAATTAGCTCAAACAGGTTCAGGTAGTACTGGAAGAAGTACTAGTAAATCAGTTAGTGTTTCAGGTGGTTCAACCACTAAAGAAATGATAGCAGCGTTACCTAGTTTTGGTCCAAAAAGATAAAAATATAAAAAACTAAAATAAATAAATAAATGGCTACAGGTAGAATATCCCCGTTACAAATGACTGATGCTACAGAGTGGAAAGGTTTAACAACTGAGAACCACTTAGGTGCATTATGGGCTCAAAGTCCACAAAAAGTGTCTGATATGATCATGACTGTTCAACAAAATTACTTTGGAAACAACATTGATAGTGTATTAGCACAATTCCCAACATTAGAGTTTGATGATGATAATGACTTTACATGGGATTTACAATCACAAGGTTTAGATAATTTACCTTTGGTTGAAGCAAGAATTGATGGCGTTGCAGTTACTGCTGTAGATGAGCCAGGTAAAAACTTTACTACTTTTGAATTAGTTTTTGATAAAAATTGGTTCTCAGATGGTGAAAGAATTGTAGGTGAATTAAATGAAATTTATCCTATTTTAATTGTTGATGAGCCTAAGAAAGAAGGTACACGTTTTGTTTATACTTGTAGAATGGATACTGGTAATCAGGATTTATTTATGCCTTATGAACAATTACAAGCTGGTATCAGATTCTCTGGTGAATATTCTCCAGTTGAAAGAACAATGTCAAGAAAAGGTAGAGAAATCAGATTTAAATCTCATATCTCTATGAGAAACTCTTTCTCACAAATCAGAATCCAAAAGAAAACTCCTGGTAACATGAGTGGTAAGAAAATGGGATCTTTCTTCAAAGATGATAAGTCTGGAAAGGTTTACAAATTCTGGCAACAATATGAATCATTTATGTTTGATAATGCTTTCCGTGAGGACATTAACAAACTATTGATGTTTGGTACTTCTAATAAGTCTGCTGATGGACAATACAGAGTAAAAGGTAAATCAGATTATTCAATTGTAGAAGGAGCTGGTATCCGTCAACAAATGGAATCTGCAAATACTTCTTTTTACAATACATTTGATATTGAAGAATTAGCAAGTAGATTATTAGATTTATCAGAAGGTAAGTTAAAAACTGACCAAAGAGAATTTGTATTGAGAACAGGTGAGCGTGGAGCTTATGAATTCCATAAGTCTTTAGAGCAATTCTCTCAATTATTTACTCCTCTTTTAAATCAAGATAGAATGTACAAAGTAACTCAATCTGGTTTCCAAATGGGATTAGGTTATGGTGGACAATTCATTGAGTACCTAGGACCAAACGGAATTAAGGTAAACTTATCTGTGGATTCTATGTATGATGATAGAAATAGAAATAAGATGTTACATCCAAATGGTGGTGTAGTAGAATCTTACCGTTATGATATCTTAGATATTGGTACAACTGAAGGACAACCAAACATTCAAAAAGTTGGTGTTAAAGGTCAACCAGTAATTCATAAGTATTTAGCAGGTTTAAGAAATCCTTATGATCCAGATGGTGCTTTCTCTCAAATAGGAACAGCAGAAGATGCATGGGAAGAGCATAAAATGTTTATTGGTGCAGCGATTGTAAGAGATCCTTCAAGAACTGCTTCATTTATTCATAACTTGCAATCAGGTATCTAGTAAAAAAATAATAGTAGAGAAGCGTAAAAAACTTCTCTACTTTTTTATAATATATTAAATATTATTAGTATATTTGTAGATAAATTAATAAATTAAAAAGGAAGAGATAATGGAAGTAGCAACAAAGGAAGTAGCAACTTTTACACCACCAACAAAAGTGATTAGTGTAAAACCAATTTTAAGAGTGAGAAATCCTCTAATTACAGATCCAGAACATGAAGCTTTTTTCTTGTTTGGAACAGCAACAACAGATTATAGATTACCTGTTGATAGAAATAATAACCTATTAAATCCTTTTGAAAGTAAAGAGGAACAAAAATGGTTAGAAGATCAATTAGATTCAGATTTAAATATCTATAAAAAGAGAGATAATTTCTGGGTTAAACATAAAGTTAGATTAGGTAAAGATATTAGAAGATTAAATTTAGAGAATCCAAAAGATTATTTAGATTATTTGATTCTAAAAGCTAATAAATTATATATAGCTCCAGATGGAGATTCACAAAAAAAGAAAGCAACTTATAGATATGCTTTAATTAGTGAAGAATTTGAAACACAAACAGCAGTAAAAGGTTCTGATAAGAAGAAACTTGCTTATAAAACAGCGGCTAAGTTAGAAGAAAAAGGTAAGACTGCTATGATTAACTTCTTGAAAGTTTATGGTCATAGAGTATCACCAGAATCTAAAATAGAATTTTTAATAGCTACTATTGATAATATTATTGAAGAAGATATTGATGGGTTTTTAAAGATAGTTGAAGAAAAAGATTACGATTTAAAATTATTAATATCAAATGCTGTTGATGTTGGTGCAGTTATTAAAAAAGGTAGAGCATATTTTTTACCAGGCGGAGATGCGTTGTCAGCACCTGGTTTATTATCTACAATTGATAATGCAGTAGCATACTTAAAAGAATCTGTTAATGCTGATATTATAAATAGTTTAAAAGCTAGAATAGAAGCTAAAAAATAATAAGACATGACTGCTTTAGAAATGAAAAGAAGTTTCTTGGTATTGTATGATAAGATTACAAACTTTAATGCTCCAGGATATGATAATGAAGAAATATCATTATTTTTAACTAAAGCACAAGAAAGAATAGTTCTTTATTACTATAAGCCATTAGGTAACAAATACAATGAAGGTTTTGAAGAAACTGAGCAGCGTAGAAAAGAATTATCTTCTTTGTTAGAAGGTAATACAAACGTTACGGTTTCAGCATCGCAAGCTGGAATATTACCAAACGGAAAGTTCTTTGATTATCCCGCTAATTTATTATATACAGCCTCTGAAGAGGTAACAATTGCTTCTTCAGATGCATGTATTAATGGTAAAAGAATAGAAGTAAAACCTATTACTTATGATGAATACACTATTAATAAAAGAAATCCATTTAAAAAACCATTTGCTGATAGTGATAGAGGTTTAGTTTGGAGAGTAGATTATAATACTGGAAGACATGAATTAATAACAGATGGTACTTTTACAATATCTAATTATCATATTAGATACATTAAGAAACCTCAACCTATTATAATTGATACTAGTGTTCTTAATGGTGTAACAGGTCCTTTAAACTGTACTTTAAATGATATTCTTCATGAAAGAATAATAGATGAAGCAGTTAAATTAGCAACAGGAATTACAGATCCTCAATCTTACCAGATTAAATCAGTAGAAAAACAAGCAGGTGAATAATAAAATTTAATAAAAATATAAATGGGGTACATAGAAAAAATAACAAAACATAATAATGTTATTACTAACTTTGCAGAAAGATTGCAAGTAAGAGCTAAAAATTTTAATAACTTAGTAGAAAAATTATTAGATTTAGGTATTAGTGATGATGGTATTAATCCAGATAAAGTAGTAATTACTAAATCTAATATAACACAAATAACTGCTATTACAACAGGCGTTACAGTTGCAGGTACAGCAGGTGTTATTACAACAGTTAGTACAACAGTAGCAGCAGGAAGTAATGCTTCATTTACAGTTACAGCTCCTGATTGTTTAAGTACATCAGTAGTACAATTAACAGTAGATGATTCTGCAACAGCAGGTTTAGCTAAATTAAATGTACAAACAGTAGCAGATGGATCTTTTGTAGTTAATATTACAAATGTTCATAGTACAAACGCCTTCAATAATGTAATTAAAATACATTATTTAATAGTTTAAAAATCAAAAACAAAAATAAAACAATAGTTTAACTTAAAACAAAAAAATAAATGGCAGCATTTAACACAAAAGACATCACTTCATTATTTGTAGGTGGTGCAGCAACAAAAACAACTGGTGGAATCAGTACTTTAAATGATAAAGAAATTGGTTTATTTACTCCAGCAGGAACAAGACTAACTGAAGCTAATGCAGCTACAGCAGAAGAGTTTATTATAGTTCAGAAAATTTCTGGTGCAACTAATGTAATTTCTAATACAATTAAGAAAGACAACATTAAATCTGCTACAAGAAAAGCTTATACAGCTCCAACTGAACAAGTAGATTATATTGGTTTTAATGGTACTTCTGGTGCATTAG